GTAATGCTTGGTCTAAGTATCCTTTTTGGTCTAATGGTTTCATTGCCACTATCACGACTTCCACGGCGGGTTTTGGTTGGTATCCACCATAACTTCCATCAAGATTTTCTTTTTTGGTTTTCTTACCAACATTCATTGCCTTTGGGAAACCTGTAGCGTATGTCCAATAGATTGGTGTGTATCCTACTTCGAATCCAACTTCATCTAACATCTGTGCCATTCTGTATTGAACATCACTTCTTGGTGCACTCATTACGAATGCAAATGAACCAGGTTTTAATACTCGTAGAGATTCCTCAAATATTTCTCTTGGTGGTAATGTATTATCCCAAGACTTACCCATAAAACTATATCCGTATGGTGGATCTGTACAGAGTAAATCTACTGAATTATCTTCAAGTTTTTTTAGTTCGTCAGCACTATCTCCGTTGATAAGTTTACTGTTCCCCATACATTTTTCTCCTCTTTTCCTTTCTTCTATCTTCTATCTTTTTTAATCTATATCGTTCTTTTGCCTTCTTGAGAATTCTGGCCTTATTACGCTCATAGTGATCCATCTGCCACTTTCGTTGGGCTTCCCTCTTTTCGTCCTCAGTATAATATTTCTTTTTTCTACCCATTGTTAATCTTAGCAAACCTATTAAGTTTTGTCCAAACTGTCATTATCCAACTATCAAGATTTGGTAGTGCACCAAACATTCTATCCTCTATGAACATTTTTTGAAACTTCATCTTCAAGAGTTCTTGAATTTTACCATTTACGATATTGTTTGTCTTGAGTTTTGCTGAACCACTTATATCCACCTCTTGTAGTTGCATCAATTTATGGTTCAGATGCATCGTATCTTGTTGTTCTAAGATGGTGTTGTAGAATTTACCATCACCACTACCTTTCTTACTTTCTGCTGTTTTAATGATGTCATCTACTGAATAATAGACACCATCTTTGAGTGCAGGGAAATTCTTTACGAGAGTTTTAGTTCCGATTCCCAATATTCCCTTGATATTATCTGATTGGTCACCATCAAAGATTCTACACATCAAAAGATTGTTGGGTGTTACACCATATTCTTCTGTAATCATTTCGGGATTATATAGTTTCTTCTTGGTAGGTGACCACACAGATATTCTATCACTTACTAACTGCAAAAAATCCTTATCGGTACTCATGATTGTAACCTTACTTTTCGGTAAGAGTTGTTTTGCAGTATAGGCAATAACATCGTCTGCCTCTACACTATCTATTGAAAGTATAGATACTGGCAGACATTCTAAGTATTCAACGCAACGGGATAGTTGCATCAACATAGAATGACGCTCATCTTCAAGATTCTCAAAATCGTTTACACGATTGAGTCTTATTTTGGTTGTTCTTCGTTTTGCCTTGTATTCAGGATAAATTTTACGGCGACGATTACTCCCACCTTTCCCATCAAATACTATAATGGTTCTGGTAGGAGCCAACATCTTTATGGCGTAACCAACTGATTTAAGAAAACCAACTATTCCACCAATGTGAATTCCATCATCATTAGTAGTTGGTATAACTGAGAATACTCTAATAAAGGTATTTAAGCCATCTATTATCAGTACTTTTTCATTGGGATTTGTTGAATCTACATCGCCGCCGTGTTTCTTTATCTCATCGAGAATAGAAAGGTATTTTCCATTACTCATCACCAATCACTTCGTCTGTATATACTACATCATCAATACCTAAATCTGCCGATTGGTATTGTAATATAGATGCTTCACAGATTAAGTCATATAGGTGTTCTTGAAGTCCATCAGTTTCTTCTAATTTCTTTTCAAAGTCCTTAGATTGAAATTTGATATCTTCACCTTCATAATTCAAGGTATACCAAGCACCTGCGACTTTCAAGAGTTTATGGTCTTTCAATACTTGTAACCAACTTCCCTTGTCATCGATACCACTATCGAAGTAAAGGTTAAAGTCAGCGTGTCGTAATGGAGGACCCAAACGATTCTTGATAATTTGTGCTCGTGTTTTCATACCGAGAACATTTTTTCCTGTATCTTTAATCTGTCCCATATTCTTTAAACGAATACGAGTTGATGAATGAAATGGTAATGCTTTTCCACCAGAAGTAGTCCACGGATCTCCGAACATTACTCCGAGTTTCTGTCTGAGTTGATTGGTGAATATGAGAGCTATTCTCTCACGACCAACCATTTGAGTAATCTTTCTCATCGCTTTAGAAACGATAATAGCTTTACTCGTTGCCCATCCGTCTTTCTCGAAGTCGGCTTCCATTTCTACTTTGGTAGATGCTCCTGCAAGTGAATCTACAAGAATTGTAACTAACCTATCTCTATCTGATTCTCTAATCTTGGTAACTATGTTCTCAATACATTGAAATATATCTTCCACGGTTTCGACATGAAGATATAACAAGTCTTGAACATTAACACCAATAGTTTCTAACCACTCACGACTAACAGAAGTTTCAGTATCTATGTAGACAGCAAGTCCACCTTTCTTCTGAGTTTCTGCAAGAATGTGAGTTCCTATTAGAGATTTACCACTTGATTCTAAACCATTTATTTCTGTGATTCGACCAACGGCGATTCCACCATTAGGACGATTAGAAATAGCTAGGTCTAAAACAGATGAACCCGTTGATATAAATTCCTTTACATCAGTAGGTGTGGCATTAGAACCATCTAAGAAATAGGCTACCTTTGTATCCTTGAACTGCTTATTAAGATTATCGGCAAGAACTTGTGCAAGATCGTCTTTTACAGACATAGTTTGCTCCTATCTTTTACTTATTAAACAGGTCATCAAATGCATCATTTACATCAGTAGTACTTTTTACAGCACTTGCTATTGTTGATGCTGGAACTGATTCTTCTTTAGAATCCTCTTGATCTCCATCACTTGGGTTTAACCAATCTTGTAGAGCTTCTGCAAGTTCGTCATAACTTAACTCGTTATATACTTCTCGTATATCTTTTTGATCATCGAGTAAAGTAGTTAGAACTGCTTTATCTTCTGTGATTGGTGTTTGATTCGGCTTAACGCGAATAGAAGTTTTTGGAAACGATGCTCCAGTTTCTTCGGCTGTTTTAAACTCTACCGATATATCTCGTCCATTAATCGGATCACTAATATCACCATAATCAGGATCTGCTATGATTGATAATAGTTCTTGATATACGGTTTTACCAAAACCCCAAAACTTAGAACCTTGATTTTCCTCACCACGAACTACTACTGGTGCGAATGTTCTTAGTTTCGCTTCAAGTTTCTTTCCAAGTCTCCAATCTTCACGATTGCCAGATGACTTTAGTTTATCAGCAAATTCTTCAATCGGGTCAGGACGACCAAATGAGATTGGTGAAAGATATGACTTTCCACCTAAATCATAATGAAAGAATAGCTCGATAAATGGCGTATCTGAATTCAACTTATATGGAAGAATCCTTATTTGTGTTTTTCCTGGTTGAGGTTTCCACAGATTTGTGGTTCGAGTAGTCGAAGTTTGCAACTGATTTAATCGCTTTCGTACTGCTTCAATATCCATTTGTTATCTCCTTATTATTTATCTTTATTTATTAATTGTTAATTGTACAAATTTTACTGTACAACTATAAGTATCGGGTTATTTTAAAAACAACACAATTTTTTTGCTAAAAAAAAGGTGGTAAGTTTTAGATAAATTAAATTATCGGGTATATGTAAAAAGACCTTACCACCCTCATATAAATTTGAAAATTTGGGGATGTAGGATTAACGATTACCTACAACTTCAAGCTCAGATTTTTTTCTCCCTTGTACCTAACACCTATCAGTTACGATAGTTCTCCTCAATGATGGTTAGTCATCGTCAAAGTGAGTACAACCTCTGTGTCATTACTTTATCTCTCTGAGTTTAGATTGATTCAGTCATAAAGTGGGATTTCGGAGTTACCCTTACCCACAACAAGGTCTAAAGAATCGTGTTCTTTATATTTTCTTGAAGTACATTCTCTCAGTATTGTCATACGATATTTTCAACATTTAGCCGAATATCAACCCACCATAGGTCTAAGAGCGGATTACCTTATGAGCTTCTAAAGGTTACTCATTGTTCGGTCAATCCCATACGAAGTTAATTACTCCTCGTACTTCTCAAATTTCCAAAATTTTCAAAAAACTTGTTACTCTCGCGACTCTCATTTAAGTAACATAAATATATAGTCGTTAAAATTTTCAAACGACATTTTTTATAGCTAAAAAAATTGGGGAATCCAGAGTCCTCAAAGAGTCCAGCGGTATAGTCTAACTATCTATTCCCCAAAAACTATGTCGGTTTTCAAATTGGTAGAAAGTCCGACAAAACCACCACCCTTTCAAATTATCGTAGAAAGGACGAAACCACGAATTTTAAAGTTTTTGTCAATGAGAACTTTAACTCACTACCCCTATCTTCTCCACCACAGGGGGATTTTTCTGTGGTGTCTTGGTAGATTCTACTCCTTAGTCCGTTTTTACCACTCCAAGTTGGTGGACTTCAAACAGGGTAACATTCATAGATTAGTCATTTTTTTTCTCTCTCATTACTATTGATCTTACGAATAAAATTTGTAAAAGTCAAGGCTTTTTTTCAATTATTTTACTTTTATTGAAATACTATCAGTATAATCACCATAAGTAGCGGTAATCTTCAAAGTTTTTCCAATCATTTCAGGTAATATACCAACCATAGTATAAACCTTACCATTTTTAGAATAACTAGCTGGATTAACAGCTGGATATACATCCGTTACGGTCCCATTACCCCACCAATAAGTTTTTTCGGTTTTCCAAGTAACCCTATGATAACCTCTTTTTTCTGGGATAGTACCCTCTAACTTAATTAGAGTTTGATGATTTTCTTTGGCTGAAACACTATACCTACCAAGTGCTCCTTTTACACCATACCCACTAACGGGTTTGATATTAACTTGACCAATAAGACTCGATATAAATAATACCGATAATAATAACCATTTTGTATTTTTCATTTTATAACCTTTCTAAGCTAATTCTAACATTGAAAATGGAACATTGTATAACATACCATTCATATCAACTATGGCTTTCTTAATATTCATCTTAGTGATAACTCCTGGAGTCCTTTTGGTTTTCTGAACCACAAAGACATCTC